TGTGATGGTAAAGATTAAAATTAGCCTATTAAAACAACTATTAACAACAGGCTATAAAGTTATGAATTAGGTTAAAGGTTGAATGCATAGAGCTCTTGGACATTGTCCTTGAGCTCTTTTATTTTTTCACATTTTAAACATGCATAGACATGAGAGATCAATTAAATGAGCTATTAAAACTAGCTAAGCAATTACGTAGTACAATTCAGATAAACAATGTAGATGAACAGCACATTCTAGTATCTACTTGGATAACTGTAAGAAGAAGTGGTAAAGAATATTATTCTGTATCATTTTTTAGTGGCATTACTAGTAGAAAGTTAGAAGTGTCTTTATTTGAAAAGGGAGATTATAATAGTAATTCTGTTACTATTAGTGTAGAAAATGTTAGTGATGTTGAACTAGATGAGATCGTATTGCGTAGTAAAGGAGATATTATTACCTTTATTGCAAAATTAGATGACACTCGTGAAAAACGAAGATTAGATAAGATTATAGAGCTTCAAAATCAACTAAAAGAACTAAATGAAATACAGTAGTGCACAACTAATATTTCCACAATATTACCCTGATCAATTAGAGAAGGGTATGTATTTTGTGACAATGGAAGGTCTCGTTCAAGAGAATCCATATGTACATATATATGAGCTTGATCATATTCCAAGAGATCAAGGTGCATATATCGAGAAGCATGGACTACCTGTCCAGCCTCATCTCATCATGAGAACAAGTAGCAATCCTGATATAACACCATCAGTAGTAGCATATCCAGAACAAATAAAACTATCTGTAGAAGAAATGAATTTCTGTTCTGCAAGAGGCTATGTTGATATACTTACATATGATGATGGAGAAACAGTATTAGAAAAGAATGGTGACGTAGTCTTTTATATTGATGAAGAGTATGATGAATATGAAGACGAATAAAACTACATAGAATGTTAAAATATACATATCTAAATGCCACACAGAAGCAGAAGGTGAGAGATTTCTTTCTAGCTAAATTTAAATTTGAGCATGTTGTAGGACTAGCAGGTCCAGACATTAATCAATACATTGATAGATTGGCATCAGAGGGATGTAAACAATTTGAGATATATGAAAACGATTCTCAAACATTTATGTCTCAGGTGTTTAAAATCAATAAGCCTGTTCACATGATATATGGTGATATATTAACTGCAGATGCAGATAGAGATAATACATTGTATGATCTTGATTTTTGTAGATCTGTAAATCATTTAACACCACATATTAGGAAGTTTCAAAAGAATTTCATGATGACATTTAGTATAAGAATAAAGGGAGGGTCAGATAGCACTACAAAAATATTCTTTGATTCAAGAAATGAATCAATTATATCACGTACAGATATCACATCACCTATAGTTCATACTGAATACATCACAACTAAAGGAAAATATTTATTCACGCAATATTATGACACATCACCTATGTGTACTATTGCAAAAATCAATTAGTAAAATGGAAAAGGATTATTTTTATTCACAAACTGAACTTGGAGAGATGATAAATGCTCTTTCAATGTCAAATGCATCAGTAGCATCATTATCACGAGAGTTTGCAGTTAGGTATAATCGTGGAAAGACTGGTGTATATATGAAACTACACACTCTTACTAAAGGTATAGTGAGACCAGTAAAAGAAAAGATTCAAAAACCTGCAAAGATTAGTGTTAAGAAAGTGTCATTGCCAAAAAACATTGGTATTGATATACCAGAAGGTACAAGTTTTGACTTTACGAATGTTAAACGTGTAATATTACAAAAGAAATCATTAACAATCTATTTTTAAACCAATTCAAAATGAGAAATAAAGTGAGAGTATATGATAGAGATTCTGGGTGCTATTGCACTGCATTATTACAAGATCTTAAAGATGATAAATTAGCTGAAATAGTTGTTGAGTTTCATAGAGACAGATCTACAAAAAAAGGAGAAACACCAAAATATGAGGTGTATGATATTAGACCAGTTAAAAAAGTTAATTTAAAATAATGGAAAACTTAGAAATCATAAGTTTATTTCCAACTCCTGTACTCAGAGTAAGAGTGCAGGAGTATTTTCAAGATGAAATATGGAAATTAAAGCAGCTTAAGCTTGAGCATGTATATGGTAATGATATTATCAAAGATATTAATCATTTTAAATCAATAGAGTCATATTGTTTAGACTTACCAGGTATGGAGAAACTAAAGGCTTATATTGAGAAAGAGGTTAAAGATTTCTATGTACATGGACTAGCTATTGATGGTGACATCAAGATAACGCAGAGTTGGGTTAATAAGAATATAAATGGTGGTGGCACACATTACCACTATCACCATAATTCTGTAATTTCAGGTGTGTATTATATAGATGTACCAGACAACAGTACATTAATAAAGTTTTATAAAGCTGATGTAGATAGGTCAACAGTGTATAGATTAGAACCAGAAGTTAATCCTAATTTATTAGAAGGTAATCCATATGCTCAAACTAAAACTACTATACCTGTTGCTAATCATGAGATATTGTTATTTCCTAGCTATCTACCACACTCTGTACCAGATATGGCTACAAATAAAGATAGATGGTGCTTAGCATTTAACACTGTTCCAACTGTACTAGGATCAAGAGAAACATTAACTGAATTAATAATATCATGAAAGCAGAAGATAGAGCAGAAATTAAATTATTATCGTTTTTCTTAACATTTATTGTTATATTAGCATCATTATTAGCATTTGTATGGATGGTTTTTGTTACTTATAACTCACAGAATGAGGGAGTTCCAGATAAAAGTAGGTTTATGAAAAATAAAATAGAAAGATTTGGAGTAGCTAGAGAAGAAAACATCTATATAGACGATAGAGATCCAAATGCTAGATATACTGCACATGGTAGGTTAATAACAAAATCTGAATAATATGATAAAGGATAAGGTAACAGCAGGAATACTTACAATTGTAATATTGTATTTTACTATAAGAGTATTTGCAATGATATATGGCGTAGTTAGAATATTAAATGCGTCTGAATTTATTCCTGTTGATACCACTTATCATAATTATCCAGAATTAGATAGAACTCATCTTATATTTAAAAACTATGAAAACAATCAAATTAAAATTGACAGTACTAGATGAAACTAATCCAGTGCTAGTAGATGATGCAAACAATGTTGTTGTTGCATCTAGTCGTATGGCATGGGTAGTTCAAGAAGGAGGCAAGATAGTTAATGCACCTCCTGCTCTTCTTGCAGAACACATTGGTGAAATAGTCAATGTTCAAGCAGATAAGTCAGGTAAACCTGTAATGTTAAACGATAAAGCAATTATAGTATTATGAGCACAACAAGAGGCAGAACGCTTGCAGATTTCTATCACCCAACACAGGATGATGTATTTTGTAGTGTAGAAATCAAATGGGCACATCATTCATCACCTGCTACATTAGAACAGCCAGGTGATGATGATATAGTTATTGAGGATGCTAAATTAATAACCTATTGTGGTGAATATATTAATAATATGGAAGTACCTGATTGGGTAACATATGATGATATGTATGAAGCAATAGATCCAATGGATTATTATGATGGCTATGATGACTAAACCACATCCAATTTTTTATGTTTTAACTTTTGCTACATTTGTAATGAGTGCAGCAATATTAAATAAGACTGTAATGAAAAACGAATTAAATATCACAATTAATCAATGGGGAATTACTATTGATAGACATTTGTCTGAAGAATATACACGTAAGAAACAAGAATATCTACGTAAATATAATCTTAAAGAAATCAAGACTAACAATACCAGGACAGCATTAGAACAATGGAACTAGTAGATTTCATACACAGAAAAGATCTCCTCACTAAACAAGAATGTGAGGAGATTATTAATATATTCGAAGCAAATGATAAATATTTGTTTCCAGGATATGTTTCTAAAGGATTAGATGAAGATGTAAAACATTCATCAGATTTTACTATTTGTCAAGAAAACCAAAGTACAATTAAAAGACTATATGGTGATAAACTTGACGATGTTGTAGATAAAATGGTTGATGAAATGTATAAATACATGGACAAGTTTCCAATATTTCTAAACACTACAGTTAATATTGATGCTTACAATATTCAAAGATATCTTCCAGGTCAAGGATTTAAAGCTTGGCACTATGAAACACGAGAAAAAGATGTTAGATTATTTGTATGGATGGTATATCTAAATGATGTAGAAGATGGTGGTACAGAGTTTATGTTTCAAAGACATACAGAACCAGCAACACAAGGTAAGTTATTATTCTTCCCTGCTGATTGGACTCACACACATCGTGGACAAGTTAGTCATACACAGAGTAAATACATTCTAACAGGATGGATATCTTTAGTAACGCAATAATGAAAGCATATCAAAGAAGTAAAATAACCATTTGGTTAGAAGACTTTGTTTATAACATTGCTATTAGAATAATGAGAGTAGCAATATGGGTAATTGATAAACAAAAACAAAGAAATGACAGAAATATATAACTATGTATTCCACTACAATCATCATGAAGAATTATGGTGGGCTATTCCAAGAGAGAGTTATCTTGATTATTGGAATGGAGAGAAACATTCATGTTTGTTTGCATTATCTATGAAAGATTTAATAGAGATAATAGAAGACAAATGAACGTTCTAATTTATGATATCGAGACAATGCAGGAACTATTCCTAATACATGTCTACGATCCAAAAGAAGATGAACATTATGATTTCCTAATTAGTCAGTGGCAGAATAACTTTGATGCATTTGTAAAACTAATGCAAGATAAGCCAGACTATTATTGGGTAGGTTATAATAATCTTCGTTTTGATGCTCAAGTGGTAGAATGGGTAATACGTAATCATGATGATTGGCATGAGCTCGCAGGTCTAGAAATATGTGCTAAGATTGCACAAAAGGCTCAAGATGTTATTGAAGACGCCAATTATGAACAGTTCCCAGAGTATCGTGAAGAGGATTTGTCGTTCAAACAGATAGATTTGTTTAAGGTTAATCATTATGATAATAAGAATCGTATGGTTAGCCTTAAACGTCTAGAGTTTGAGATGGATCTTGAGAACATTGAGGAGATGCCTATACATCATACAAAGCGTAACATGACTCAAGAAGAGATAGATGTTACAATGAACTATTGTATTAATGATGTAATGGCAACCTATGAGTTCTTTAAGGTTACAACAGGTGATACAGAACATCCCTTGTATAAAGGAAATGATCAATTACAATTAAGACTAGACATACAAGAAGAGTTTGATATTAACTGTATTAATTATTCTGATAGTAAGATTGGTGATGAGATGATTAAGAAGTATTATTGTGAAGAGAAGAAAATTACATATGCTAATCTACCTCGCACAGGATTCTTTAGAAAGAAGAT